TTCATTGACTGTCCCATCTGTTCTGCTGTTAATCCATTAGCTAAACAAAATTCTCTACCAGCTTCGCCACATTCTTTTCTTTTATCTTCTGACTTCTCATACCAATACATGATTGCATCGGCTACATCTGTAAATTTTACTCGATCATCAAATATATATGGTGTTGCTGGCGAACCTTGAAGCGATCGAGAAGCTGGAAATACTGGTTTTACCCATTCGCCGTGTATTTCATATTTACCGGTATGGTTGCTTGTGAATTCTCCGGAGAATCGAATCCATTTTCCGCTTTCATCTAAGAACCCACATTGATCTTGAAGACCTCCGGTAACATTGTTGATAATCGGAGTACCTGATAACATTGCTTCGGTGCTACTTAGACCCCATCCTTCGTTGGATGCTATATTAATCACTACATCTGCTACGTTATACATGGCATTAAGTGCATCTGTTGCTAGTTTTTTCTCTGAGAATATAATTTTACATTCTGGAGCAACCGCCTTCCATACAGCACGTAAATCGGTTCCATTCGCATCTGATATATTAGTGTGCATTAATAGTGCAACTCTATCTTGTTTTTCTTTTGGTAGTTTGGAACGAAACTCTTTGAATGCCAAGATAACATCGCCTGGTTGTTTTCTTCTGATGTTTCTGTTGTTCCACATTACTAAAAAGTCTACATCATTAACCGTTTTGATATCAGCAAACATTTGTTGATATTGTTGGTCATCTTCAGGCAAAGGTTTGAAAAATCGATGATTTAATCCATGTGGGACGAAACTAGTTAGTATGGTTTTGCTATCAACAACTGCGTCAGGTGATACTTCATCTAGGTTAATAGTTTTAAACCCGTTCTGGTTGAGAACTTCATTGTGAATATTATGTGATTGTTTGCTAATACCCATAATCAAATCGCAACTTGCATAGTATGGAGCATTCCACATTGGAAATGGAAGATCGTCCCAAATTGAATAATATATAATAGGAATATTATAAGTATTCTTAATTTCGTGTTCTAATGCATACAGCCACGTCCAATATCTAGGATCTGTGAAGTGCATAATAGCATCTGGCTTTTCGTTGTTGATAAGAGCCATTAATATGTTGCGATCTCCATAACCTGTCCACGGAATAATTTTAACTGATGCATCTTGCACACCGGTTTCTTTTACAGCTTCCTGTGATATATCAATTCCTTTTCCGTGGTCTGGATGTTCTAGTGCCGCACCTAGTTGAACCCAATCAAATTCATCAACTGTATTCAACACAATTTCACGTGATATAGTTCCAATACCAGATGGAAGTCTTAAATCATCTGATAACAATAAAATTTTTCGTTTTTTCTTGTCTGTTACTGGTTGTAGTTTTGGTAACTCCATAAAACCTTTTCTTTTTTATAACTTTATTATAAATATATTATTTTAAAATAACAACCGATTTATCTTGTTTTTTTGTGTGATTGTATGCAGTCTTTAACACCGGATCTAATTTTTCTTGATTGCTCATGATAATCATGTAATCACAGTTTTCTGCTAGCATTTTCATTCTGTGGTGCAATTGACTGAAATGATACTTCTTGCCGTAATATGATTCATTCATTGCTGAATAGATGTTGTATCCAGAAAAAGAAGGATTATATTCAAGGTAATTTAAATCAAATTCTAATGCATACTTACGAACCATATGGTTTGCGCCTTCTTTACCTCCGGCACCTAGTATCGTAGCTTCACTGCCAAATTTATTTTTTATGTTGTATAATACATCTTTTACTTTGCGGCGATTCTGCCAATCCGTGTTTCCGATTACTGCAATCTTCATTTGTATTTATCGTATTTATATGTTATGCCCTTAGGCTTGAATCCATATGCAATTCGAATACCTTGTTCTAGCCATTCCCGATTCTGTTTATGCTTAGGTCCGGTAATGTCTGTTAATAGTTCATACTTGATAGCTTCATATCCGCCTTCGCGTCGTGATAGAACGAATTCATACACATAACAATGAGCATGTTTAAACTGTATCATATTCTTATTCGATTTTCTTTAGGACAATTTTCATAGTCTGTCTTGAAAGGACACCATTTGCAATTCTTCGCTCCTTTGCCGGCAACTGCCTGATAGGTTCTAGTTTCATTTTTATTTCCTTCAGAATCAAAACAATCTTCAACGAATTTGTCAATTTGTTGCTGTACTCGCTTCTGCGTAACTTTACCAGATGCCGGTCTTATTTGTTGTATTCTTTTTTGAGGAAACATTGATTCGGCTTGAATCTTTCTTTTTACCACAAAGAATTCTACATCAATATTATCTTTAGGAAACCCAAACTGTTCTGAATAATAATTCTTATAAGCAATTAATTGAGCTGCTTTTAATTTATCTGCTTTCTGATATTTATTCCAACCGTTTCGACTCGTTTTAATATCAAGCACAATAATCTTATTATCCTGTGTATCTTTAATTACTATATCAATAAATCCATACCAATACACAGAATTGTTGTTTTCTGAAGCCGGTGTGCATAATTCTATTTCTATCCCAACCAATTCCCAATACTTGGTAGAAAAATAATGTGCTCTTCTTTTTAGGAACCATCTTAAAATAGCTATTCCATCTGACAGGTATTCTTCCATTTCAGCCGGAGTAGAAAAATGTTCTCCGTTGTTATCTTCTACACATTTGATATATTCGCTTCTCATTTTTTCTTGAAGCATTTGTTCTAAATCCATGCTATTTGCTGCTTTCACAGTTTTAGTATACATGGTTGTTAAATACTCTTGAAACGTTTCGTGAAAAGCAGTTCCAAATACTGTATTAATATTGTGTGTAAATGGTGCTAGTTTCTTTATGTATGAAAGCTCCCATTGTTTAGGACATTTTTCATACATAGACCACTGAGAATATGAAATCTTTCTAGGAACCGTGCTGGCGTCTATCTGTGATAATTTGTATAACGGGTTTATGTAATTTCCTGATTTCATGTTAATATTTCTTTCGATGTTTGTAATAACTCGGCAAATCTAGTTTCGATGATCTCATAGAATTCTTCATCCCACATTTCGAACATGTTTAGTTCAGCTTGTGTTGGCTCATATTCCTCCCAATCAATTCCAGTAGCACAATAATAGCCAGCACCAATAAAATTGTATCGTTCATCTGACCATTGTGCTGTCATGGTAACGCCTGGATCTAATGTCTTGAGATCATTGAATAGTTTTTCAAAGAATCGTAAAGGAGCAGACCATGCCGATTCTAAATAAATATATAACACAGAATCATCAAATGAAATTGATTCAAAAAACACCCACTTTGCTCCAAATTGATGAATAAAACTGGATGCTGTTGTTAGAGTATCTGGAACTAGTTTTGCTAAATAGTCTAAGCCAAGATCGGTAACTCTTTCATAATAAGTTTTTTCTTCGTTATTGATAATAGTATTATAATTCAAATTTTCATCTAAAAACCGATCCAATAACGATGCATCGGTAAAATTTATTACCAATTCAGTACTAACTTCATTTGCCATTATACTTTTTATTTAATATAAAAAATTATTTAGACAAATCCAAGTATTCTGTGGGAACTGTTACCGATTCTTGATTTTCTGATTGTTCTCGAAGATATATATCAATCAAGTCTTTAGTTTTCTGTAAATCTTCTATAAAGGTGCCTTTATGCCGACACCGTACTACTCGTTTGAGTATATCAAATTCATAGCTATTTAAATTCCAATCTTCTGCAAATTTGTATAAACTATCTTTGCCTCGATAATGTGATTGTGTATTGATACTCATTTCTTTTTTACTCCTTTAAGCAGTTTCTTTTTCTCGGCATCATTATAACCGTATTTTGATAATAAAAAGTTGCAACTATCCCAATCCATTAAATCAATGTACTCAATAGCTTCTGATTGACTAACTTGATAATGTTCTGCTAATTGCGTAACTAGTTGTTTGTCATACTTGTCAGCAGTTTTGCCTTTTATGTATTTTGCAAAACCTTTGGATACTGGCAAGAAGTCATGATACAATCGATATGTTTCAGAAGGACGTAATAACCCGATTGTGTAGTGTTGCAGTTCATTAACAAATTCTGTTAGTTCCATTCGCATCGATAACCACCGATTCACAATAAAAGGAGAGAATTTTTTCTGATCAGTTTCAGACCATTCAGACCATTCTTTCTTTTTGTGAGTAACACCGTTAATAAAATCGAAAATAGTTGCACCCTTTTTATTATCTGCCATTATAAATTATATTTTTCTTTAAATTTTTCTTCAAATGCCGATCCCATACCAACTTCTAGAATAATTGCTTTTTCTGGTATTCCTGGAATTTTAGTTTTAGTTAAAACATCATCAATTGTTTTATTCTTGTAAGTTTTTAGTCTAACCTTTGCATTGCTTCGATTAGATGTTTTAAAAACAATTGTTATTGGTCCTCTAATTATCGCCATCTTGATCTTTTTTGAGTTTTACTGGTTGAAATTCTTCTGGGATAGCTCCGCAGTCATCACAACGGAATGTTGGTACTGGCACGATCGTGTCCCTGTCCCCACCAGTAATAAAACGTGATACTTTGTTGATTGCTACTACTTGCCGAAAATATATACCGCCGCATTCATCACATTGAATTGGTCGCATATCTTCTGGCTTAACATTGATATTGAGTTGTCTATCCATAATTATAATTCATTTATTAAGTTAACAAACATTGCCATGGCATTAATTTCTTTATCTACTACACTTGCATCTTTAAATTGTGATTCTGCTACAATTAAAATGCATGGGCCGATATGACCTGTTGCAAATTCATCTAGATTGTCATACAAGAAAGTGTAAAGTGGTGTAAAGTCTTTTACTTTGCTGTCAGCAATAATCTGCCGTATTTTAGTGAAAGCTGCTTTTTTATTTGCTGAATCTTTCAACACTTCAAGTATTTCCGTCAT